CAGGGTGGCCTGTACTTCGAAGGCGATCGGCTGACCCAGTTGCACGCGGGCCCGATCGGTCACGGGGCGCACGCTTTCGTCGGAGAGGTTAGCCTGAACCTTGGTGACCAGGTCGGCAGGTACCTCTTGGCTATCAATCCGAGGGAGCACGGCCAGGGAGACATCCCCTGGCAAGGGGTCAGTCAGACCGGCAGCGTAATCGCATACCAGGACGATCGCCCCGGCCGGGAGTTGGGATTTCAATGCAGCTGACAGGGGCAGGGCACTGAACGTGGGCGAGTCGACTGACACGCTTGCGATGCTGGCAGAGGCGCTCAACCCATGGAACTCATACGCACCCCGACTTCCGGCGCTGGAAAGCGCTTCCAGCGACAACCTGGTGCGGTAACGCAGGGCTTCATCGCTTTCCATCACCGCAGGTACTGGGGGCACTGCGTCCGGATCGGCCGGGCGCAGGGTCAGCCTCTGCACACCGTAGTCCGCAGCGCGGTTTTCCAGATCATTGCCCTCGGCATACGCCAGAAGACTGGCCTTGGCCGCATCATTCACGCGCTGCCGCAGCACCAGCTCCCGGTAAGTGCTCTCCTCGAGCAGCTTGGTGACCGGATCCGATTTCAAGGCAAGCCGCGCTGCTATCGCTGGCTGCTCGGCAGCGGGGTAACTGCTGAGGTATTTGGTCTTACGTGTGACCAGAAGCGCTTCGAAGTCGAGCATCTCCACGACATCTGGCGGGGGCAGTAGGCTCAGATCGATCATGCGTGTGGTAGTCATTGGAAGGCCCCCAACTGGATAGGGACTCGAATGTTGAACGGCGCGTTGGTGTCGTTCTGCTTAGCCTCGATCTCCAATGTGGCACTACCTGATAGGGAGTCGATATCCAGGCGCACTAGGGTCAAGGTAATACGCGGTTCCCACTGCATGATGGCCACGGCCGAGGCGGCATACAGCCGCAGACGATTGGCCTCATTCGCAGGCTGGTCGATCAACTCGGGCACGAGACTTCCGTAATCACGACGCATTACCCGCGTACCGATACGGGTTGTCAGGATGTCCACTATGGACTGGGCGATATGGGCCTCTTCCGAGATCGGTTCGCCAGTGTGTCTGTTCATTTCACTGGGCTCCCGGTCTGCCCTGGTCCAGGCATAACCCCTGCGTGCTTGTGCAGGACCAGGCTGATGCCAGCGGCGACGACGTCTTCGGTGACTTCTACTTTGCCGGTGACTTTCTGGTTACCGGTTTGGGTGTAATTCCCTTCATGCACGATGTCGCCGACGATGCGGATGCCGCCGTCGCTAATGACCTCGGATGTACCGCCGGCTGGCAGGACTGCGCGTAAGTGATGAGCCACGCTGTCGTACTCGACCACGGCGCCATCGGCGTATGTCCGGCGCTTGAGGCCTGCGCGATCGCCGTTGGCCGGTATCAGATCGCTAAATACGCCGGTGATAACCACGCCATTTGCAAGCTGGCCACTAGGCGACAGAAGGATGACCTGTTCGTTGATAGTCGGCGGGTCCCACTCACGGCTTTCTCCGGCACGCCACGCAAGCCAGGGCAGCCAGGTGGTGAGCAGCTCGCCAGTCCGCACCCGCACGCGAGGCGGCGTGTATTGCACCTCGGCGACGGTGCCGAAGCGGACAGTGTTTTCGATGAGGCGGGCAAGTTCGGCGAGGCTGTTCATGCCGGTGATGGTGGCGCCGCCTACGCGTACGCGCATCACCGGGTCCTTGTAGGGAGGAGGATTACAGGGTCAGGTGGGCCAGCAAGGTGTCTCGGACCTGGTCGAGTTCGGCATCCGTGAAGCCGAGGACCTCCCGCTGTGCGTACTCGACAGTAGGTGCGCCGCGGGCCACACGGTCACGCAGGCCTTCCTGGTGCACCCGCGCAATCCTGGCGATTCGCCCAGTGAAACCGACGGTAGCTGCAGAGGCGTCACCACGGGCTTTCATGAAGGTTGCGGTGCGCAGCTTCTGGAACATCTTTACCTTGGCCCGGATCCGCCCTTGCTTCCCCCGCAGTTGCCGCGGCTTTCGAGGTGCGTACGCCGATCCGTCGGGGTTTTGTTGCGCCGTGATGCGCTTCTGTTGGCTACGCCTGAGCTGTTGGGCGACTTGGCGGGCCAGCTTCGAGCGCTCGGCCGGCTCAATACGCTGTAGGAGCGGACTAACCCAGTTTTCCAGGGCTTCGAGATCAGCCATGGTCTGGCCGCCTTGGGTGCGGTACCGACAACGCCATTCCTTCCGGCGCCGCCGGCGGCTGCCAGGACGCCAGAGGCTGGCCGTCCGCGTAGATGGTCACCTCGCCGTATTCCTGGTACGGCTCATATTGCGGTTCACCTGGGTGGCTGACGTCAAAGGTGCCGTCATCCATGCGTTTAACGACAACCCGTTCGGTCAGTGGCAGGGAAATACTCAGGTCCACCTTGCTCCGGTCGATGAGGTCGGCCTCGAATTTCAGGCTGTTGGCGGCCTTATCCAGGTTCACCAGCAGCTCCGATTGGTTGACCCTTAGCCAACCCAGAATCGGCAGCATCACGCTGTCGGGGTGACCCGCGAAGTCGGTCAGGATGATCTGCAGCGTATAGCTGTATTCGAACGATAGGGTCGGGGCCGCGGTGCAGCGCACCTTGCCGGAGTCGATGAACATTAGCAGCGCGTCGGGGTTCGGCTTGAGGCCTGGCACGGCGGCCAGTAGATGGTCGCGGAGGCTATTGGGCTTGTTCATGGTTCACCTGGTGTTGATAGACAAGGTCGACCTGGGCGGCGCACTCGGCCCAGGCCTGTTCGACCAGGTCCTGGTCATTGAGCAGTTTCCCGTTGGTTGCCGGTTCCGTCGCTGGCAGGACGCATGGCACCACCACCGGACAGCCACTGACGGTAAGCGTCGGCGCCGGTGAGGGTGGGGCGGCTGCGCAGCCGGCGAGCAGCATCAGGCAGGTACTGGCGAGCCCAGTCCCGTAGTTGGTCATTTTCATGCGTAAGTTCCTCAATCGTGCGTTGGCGGGCGGCGAGGCCCTGGCGCAGCTCGCCTTGGACTTTCAGGAGTTGGGCCTGGCCAGCGCGTTCGTGCTCGAGGGTGGTTTTCAGCTCTGTGAAGCTGTCCAGGTTGCGGCGGGCATCGCCTTGGGCAGTGGAGAGCTGGCCTTTCAGGTCCTTGTTGTTGGCCTTCTCGGTCCCGAGTAGGAGCTGTTGACCCCAACCCCACAGTCCGGCCGACACCGCGGCGAATAGTGCCCCGGCCAGCAGCCCATCGCGCAGATCCATCACGCGGCCACCTGGCCGCAGCCCTGGTGCCGCTCAAAGGCTCGCTGCAGCTTCACGTCGTACAGGTTCCGCTTGTAGTCCGGGCCGTTGTACAGCTCGGCCACCTTGGCCCACTTGAGCGACTTGAGGGCTTTGAGCAGGGTAGGATCGGCCTCGATGTAGCGGACGAAGGCCTCCAATTGATCCGATTCACTGCGGCTCATGGCCTCGACGAAGGCCTGGACGCTGGCGTAGCCCAGGCGTTCCCAGTGAAAGCCCATCACCTGGAAAGCGCCCCAGCTGCACGACTCCAGTGCGGCCTGGTCATCGATCATTCGGGCCTGGGTCAGGCGCTGGTGCTCCGCGGTACCGCCGATATACCCGCCGAACTTGGCGTTCACCAGGGCGGGGAACTGCTTGGCCAGCTCGTCGGCGCGCCGCTTGAGTTGGTTGGTCAGCTGCTCCAGGTCGTCCTGGTCATCACAGGGCCGGCGAACCTTCTGCAGTCGGGCGTACATGATGTGGCGCTCGTACAAGATCACCGGCTTGCCGTTATCCAGAAAGCCAAGGCCCTTGGACTCGACTTCGTTGAGCGCGTACACGGCCGCCAGGGGCACGCCCAGGCGGTCGGCGGCTCGCACCATGTCGGTATTTTTCAGCAAGTGGGCGCAGTCGGCACCCTGCAGGCTGGCAAGGGTCTTCGGGCCGGCGATGCCGTCCGCCACCAGGCCTGCCTGGTGCTGGTAGGTACGGACAGCGGCCTCGGTAGCGTCACCGTACACGCCGTCGGCACTGATATTGGCGCCGTGAGCGATAAGTTTACGCTGCAGGTCGCGAACCGCCTGGGAGCGATCACCATGGCGAAGGGTCATAGGGTTCTCTCCTTACGAGTGAAGGTTTTCTTCGCGGCCGCCCGGACAAACTCAATACCCAGCAGGCCGATCAGGCCGCCGAAGAAGGGCGCGGCGGTGAGTGGGATGCCGATCAGCGACAGTCCATGGCTAGCCGAGAGGGCAACGAACCCGCACAGTGGCGCTTCGATGACCAGTTGACGGAGCTTCCCGCCGCCGTAGACAACCCGCAGCGCGGCAATAAGGGCCGCCAGTAAGCCGGAGTACAGTCCGGGCCAGTTGTTTTCGAGCCAGGTGGCCAGGAAGGCCCAGGTTTCAGGACGGTCAGGCATGGGAGTCCTTCCATGGTTTTGGGTGGTTTTGGTCATGGGCAGTCACTCCCACAGGTTCACCATCTGGCGTTCAGGCGCAGAGGTTTGGATTTCGGGCAGGTTGACCAGAAGGCCGGTCGGCAGTACCGGGCCGGAGCTGGCCAGGCCAGGGTTGGCGTCGAGCACCGCCTCTACCACACCCGCGGTACGGCCGTAGTGCCGCCAGCACAGAGCATCCACGGTGTCGTTTTGCTGGGTACGGAGCTGGGCGGTCATCGCTTTTCCCCCTTGGATAAGTCGTTTCCGTGCGGCGCTTGGCCCACGTCTTCGGCATACACAAAGGGCCCACCATCGGACACGACTGCCCCTGGCGACAGGCCTGTTTCTGGATCACGGCATACCGCTAGGCCCATCGGATGCAGGATCTCGCGATTGATTCGAACCAGGAGCCCGCGGCTGGACAGCTCGTTCCAGTCGATAATCACGCTGGCCATCACAGCAGCTCCACGGTGGTGCGGGAGGTACCCAGGATGTCCCGGACGGCCCAGCGCTGGTCACGGCGGTAGTCGTCGATCGTGGGTTCGGTCTGGTCGGCCTTCTTGTTGCCGCTGGCCGTGCTGTCATAGCTGCGGTACCGCTCACAGACCTCGGCACCGGCCGCGCACTCGACAGCACGCTTGTAGAGGTAAACCAGCTGGGACTGGTCCTGGATCTTTTCGCTTGGAACAGCCTCAAGCGAGGTGTGGCCCGCTGCCTGTTGGGCTTCACGCCATACGATCAGGTCGCGATTGACGCTGATGACAGCAGCGATGACGGCGGTTTCGAGCCGGGCGGAAGTGACGCTGGAGTCGATGCGCAAGGTCTCGCGCAACTTGTCCAGGTCGATCGACGGCCAGAAGGCCTCGCTATTGATGTGCACGCCGGGTACGGGAGGACTGGGCGGTAGGCCGCCAGGAATGAATCCACTCATGATCGCAGTGCTCTGAATAGGTCGGCGGTGGTCGGGGCTTCACAGCTGGGCCAAGGAGAAAGCCGCTGATCCGCCCCGAGCCGCCGGGTTGCGTGGGACGCTCGGTTAGCTGGCTGGGCCAGCAAGTTTTTTGAGGAGGCGCTCGGCGCGTTCCAGATCTTTCTTGCCGCCGCAGTTGTCGTGCAGCTCAATGGCGCGGCGCAGCAGGTCGACGCCAGCCTGGATCTGGCCTGGCTGGCCGGGGTTGGCGTCATCGAGGCCGGTGAGGGTGGCCTTGCCGAGAGCCAGCATCAGCTTGGCGCGGGCCTCGTCAGGCATGTCTTCTCCGGCGGTCAGCTCTGCGGTGCGGGTCAGGATGTCGATCGGGAATGCTTCGCCGGTCTTCTGCGCCTTGAGCGCGGCCTCGGCGATCTCTTCGGCCACGATGCAGCCGGTGGAGCGCTCGAAGCGATCGGGCATCTTTAACCCGTGCTGTAGCACGTAGGCGGCGAGGTCGAGGCCGCCAGCCCAGTCGCCCGCGTCGAAACGCCAGATCATCACGGTGGTCAGCACCTCGTCCTGGGCACCGTTGCCGGCCTCGATCACGCCCGTCACATAGGGTTCATAGGCGGGCAGCAGTTCGACCTTGAGCTTGCCTTTGCCTTCCCGCGACTGGATCGCGGACAGGCGCTGACGGTCCTGATGAAGCTGAGCGAGCTGCAGCTCGTACTGAGTGGCCCCCTCCATGGTCTGCTCAGGTGCGGTAGCCGCCGCGGCCTGGGCCGCGGTGACACGCTGGAAGTGGCGCCGGCAGGGATTGGTCATGGCGGTATCCCTCACGCGATCTCAATGTTTTCGGCGAACGCGGCGCAGCCCAGGTCCTCGATGACGTAAGCCTCGTTGACCGACTCGAAGTTCTCGATACGGTCGCGGGCGGCGTTGTCCACCACGGTTTTTCGGCGGCTGCCTTCCTGCCAGTAGTACGACAGGTTGTCCAGGCGGGTCACGAACAGCCCGTTGGCCGGGAAGTGCGGTACACGCACGGCCGGCAGGTTGCCGATGCGTTTCTGGCTGGTGACGATGTCGGCCGCGAGCATCTCGGTCGGGGCATTAGCTTTGTTGATGATCGGGAAGTACTTGTCCGCCAGGATCTTGCGACCGCAGACCACCACCAGCTCGGTGTCCTCTTGGTACCAGGGCTCGATCAGCTCGTTGACCATGGCGAACACCAGGGCGTCGATGTTCTCGAAGTCTTTGCCGCCACCGATGGAGATCTTACCGCTGCCGTCGACGACTTCTTTCATCACCCGTGCGGCGTTCTCACGGCGCATTTTCTCCAGCCACCCGATGTTCACGTCCTGCAGCAGCGGGTTGGTTGCGGGGTTTGAGGTGGCGGCGCGGCTGGTGCCGTTCCAACCGACGCAAATGCGGTTCAGCGCCATCAGTTTGATGATCGCGTCACGAATGCGGGCCTGGAAGTCCGGGAACTTGGCCCAAGCGTCGAGCTTTTGGTACTTGAGGTGGGTGTCGTAGTTGGTCTGGGTACAGACGTAGCCACGGTCGTCAAGGCCTGTCGGGTCGCGGGTTTCGCGGGCTTTGACGTCGGTGTCGGTTGTACCGGCGATGTTGCCGGTCACACCCAGGCCGATCTTTTCACCCATCTGCTCGGTGACGCCGTAGCTGTTGATCATGCCCAGGAACTGACTGGACTCCTGGATACGGCTTTCGAGTTTCTGGGCCACGGCCGGGTTGGCGGCGAATTTGGTGGTGACGTCAGGCACGCCGTGGAGCTTGGCGAGCTGGACCAGGTATTCGTTGAAAAGCAGGCGGGTTTCGTTACGCATGATGGTCTCCGGTGTTCCTTGATCTTTCGTCGATCAGCAGTCGGTGAGTTCGCGACCGCTGCCACCGGGAACCGATGGGCGATCCTTCTGGGTGTTGTCCTGGGTATTGCTCAAACGCTTGACCAAGGCGTCGTAGTCAGCGCTGAGCTTGACGAACTTGGCCTCCAGCTCGGTAAAAGCGGTCAGGCCTTTGGCCAGCGCCTCGGCCTGCTCGGCACCGTGGGTTGCCAACTGCTCGATCAGTTCGCCCAAGGCAGCGAAGTTGGCGGCATCTTTGCCTTCCTTTTCCTTGCTCTTGCCGAGGAGGCCACCGACTTTGTCGCGCAGTGCTGCGAACATGCTGGTGCCGTCGATAACCTCTTCGAATTCGAGTTGCACCTCTTCAGCCGCGGTGAACAGGTTGTCCTTGTTCTGCTTGCGGCCGGTCAGGGTGCCGTGCTGTGCGCTGAACTGCAGGGCTTCGGTACCCAGGCTGGCTGGGGTGTCGGTGATGGCCAGGCCCACCAGATAGGCCTGGCCGGTCTTGGCGAACTTGGGATCGATCTCGACCGACGTGTAGATCTTCTGATTCTTGGCATTCAGGGCGAGTAGGGCATCGTTGGGCTGCAACTGGGCGAACAGCGCGAGCCGTTTCTCGCCAGCGATTTCGACTTCTTCAGCCTTACAGGCGAGCACGTCGCCATACGCACCGAACTCCCCGCCCGGCCAAGCCCACTTGATGTGTTCGCAGTTGATACGGGCGCCGTAGGTGTTGGGGCTGTACTGCGCGGCCATCTGCTCGATCCAGGTGCGCTCGATGGTGCGGCCGTCGGTGGTGCCGCCTTCCACGGCAACTCGGAACCACTTGGAACGGAGTTTTTTTGCAGGGGTGTCGGTTTTTTCGGCCATGCCGGGAGTCCTCAGTGCGGTGGCGTTGGTGCCATGCGATGGGGGCATGGTCCGCAGCGGGCCGCTCGGCGGCAACGCGCTGCAGTTGTAGGGCTGGACCCTACAGGGGGCGCGGGTAGGGGAACACGCGCGCGAGCGGCAGCATCGGCGCCATGAACGCCATAGTCGACCTACCTACAGATCATCGCCGCCACGCCAAGCACCTGTATTGGCAGGGCTATCGCGTGTGCGAAATCGCCGAGCTGATCGGCGAGAAAGAAAAGACCCTGCACAGCTGGAAAGCCCGCGACGAGTGGGATCGGGCCACTCCTCTGGAGCGGATTCAGGCGGCGACCGAGGCCCGCCTGGTGCAGTTAATCCTGAAGGACCCAAAGTCAGGCGCGGACTACAAGGAAATCGATCTTCTTCACCGCCAACTGGAGCGCCAAGCGCGCATTGAGCGGTACAAGGGAGGCGGTACCGAAACTGACCTCAATCCAGAGCTGGCAAAGCGAAACGACGGACCGAAGCGCAAGCCCAAGCGCAACGAGATCGACGAGGAACAGGTCGAGAAGCTGCTCGAAGCGTTCCTGGACGGCTGTTTCGACTACCAGAAAGACTGGTACCGAGCTGGCAATCAGCGCACCAGGGCGATCCTCAAATCACGCCAGATCGGGGCAACGTTCTACTTCGCCCGGGAAGCCTTGATCGATGCGCTCACGACTGGGCGCAACCAGATCTTCCTGTCCGCAAGCAAGGCGCAGGCGCACATCTTCAAGGCCTACATCCAGGCGTTTGCCCGAGACACGATCGGTGTTGAGCTGGCCGGTGACCCGATCATCCTGGCTAACGGTGCCGAGTTGCATTTCCTCGGTACCAATGCCCGTACCGCCCAGGGCTACCACGGCAACTTCTACTTCGACGAATTCTTCTGGACGTTCAAGTTCAAGGAATTGAACAAGGTCGCCTCGGGCATGGCGATGCAGAAGCAGTACCGCAGGACCTACTTCTCGACCCCTAGCTCGATGGCACATGAGGCTTACAGCTTCTGGACGGGGGAGCGTTTCAACAAGGGCAAGCCGACTGCCCAGCACATCAAGTTGGATGTCGGGCACAGCGCGTTGCAAATGGGCCGGCAATGTGAAGACCGGATCTGGCGGCAGATCGTCACGATCCTTGACGCCGAAGAGCGGGGCTGTGACCTGTTCGACTTGGATGAACTGCGGCTTGAATATGACGCCGCGGCGTTCCAGAACCTGCTTATGTGCGAGTTCGTCGACGACGGCGCGAGCATCTTTCCTCTGGCTGTGCTGCAGCCGTGCATGGTCGACAGCTGGACGGAGTGGGCAGACTACAAGCCATTCGCTGCCCGGCCCTTCGCCGATCGGCAGGTCTGGGTCGGCTACGACCCGGCGGAAACAGGCGACACAGCCGGCCTCATTGTCGTCGCGCCACCGCTGGTACCGGGCGGCAAGTTCCGTGTCCTCGAGCGGCACCAGTTCCGCGGGATGGACTTCAACAGCCAGGCCGAGACGATCCGCAAGGTCACGCAGCGGTACTGGGTCACCTACATCGGCATCGATACCACCGGTATGGGTAGCGCCGTGGCCCAACTGGTGCGGCAGTTCTTCCCTGGACTGCGCACCTTCTCCTACAACCCAGAGGTCAAGACACGCCTGGTGATGAAGGCCTGGGACGTGATCAGCAAGGGCCGACTGGAATTCGACGCCGGCTGGACGGACCTTGCCCAGTCACTGATGGCGATCCGCAAGACCATCACCCCTGGTGGCCGGCAATTCACCTACACCGCCGGCCGCAACGATACAACCGGCCACGCCGATCTGGCGTGGGCGCTCTTTCATGCACTGCACAACGAGCCGCTGGAGGGCCAGACCGTGGCCAACACTGGCATCATGGAGATCTACCAATGAGCAAATCGCGCAAGCGCCGGCAGAGTGGCGGCGACCTAGTGCAGCCGCCCCTGGACGGCGAGCTGCTGGTCAAAGGAGAGGGCGGCAAGAGTGTGGCTTTCACCTTCGGCGACCCAGTACCGGTGCTGGACGGGCGCGAGATCCTGGACTACCTGGAATGCTGGTCCAATGGCCGGTGGTACGAGCCGCCAGTCAACCTCGACGGCCTGGCCCGGTCGACTAAGGCAAGCGTATACCTTCAGTCTGGATTGACCTTCAAGCGAAACATGCTGGTGCGCAGCTTCATCCCGCACAAGTTGCTGAGCCGTCAGGCTTTCGAGCAGATCGTCATGGATTGGGGTTGGTGCGGCAACCTGTACCTGGAGAAGCGCGACAACATGCTCGGCCAGGCCCTGGGCCTGCAGCCGTGCTTGGCCAAGTACATGCGTCGTGGCACAGACCTGGCCACTTACTACCAGGTGCGCGGGTGGAAGGACGAGCATGAGTTCAGGACCGGCACCATCTGCCACCTGCGCGAGGCGGATATCAACCAGGAGGTGTACGGCCTACCTGAATGGCTGGCCGCGCTGCAGAGTGCTTTGCTCAACGAGAGCGCCACGCTGTTCCGCCGCAAGTACTACCAGAACGGTAGCCATGCTGGGTTCATCCTGTACATGACCGACGCTGCCCATAACGAGAAGTTCGTCGATGATTTGCGCGATGCGATGAAGAACAGCAAGGGCCCTGGCAACTTCCGCAACCTGTTCATGTATGCGCCGGGCGGCAAGAAAGACGGCATCCAACTGCTGCCGATCAGCGAGGTGGCGGCCAAGGATGACTTCGGTGCTATCAAGAACATCAGCCGGGATGACTTACTGGCCGCCCTGCGCATCCCGCCGCAACTCATGGGGATTGTGCCGCAGAACGCCGGGGGCTTCGGTTCGATCAAGGAGGCCGCGGAGATCTGGACCCAGAACGAACTGGAGCCTGTCCAGGCCAGGCTGTCGCAGATCAATGAGTGGCTCGGGGATGAAGTCGTGCGCTTCGAGAGTCTGCAGGCGTAGCGTTCCAGAATGCAAAAAGCCGCCCTTCTGAGGCGGCTTTTTTACGTCTCCAGGACCTGAAAACGTGTCGGCATGGAGTATGAAAAACCCCAGCTAATCCTACCACCTACGCCCCCTTCAAGCCATCTAGAAGACCGATCAAACCCAATAATTTCGGGACTTTCAGAGCATCGGGTAAACGGGAGCGACCTCTCGCCAGATCCGAGTGTCCGGTTGACCACCCCAGGTTGAGAACCTGTGCGGACGCCAAGCCGTCTCCATGAGCAAACGTGCATGGAGCTCCCTAACTTCCCGCTGCAACCCCATCACCTGTTTGTTCAGGCCCGCGTTAATCATCGTCAGTTTTCGGATGTCCCGATTGGCCTTGGCGAGGTACTGCCACACCTGTTCGCTCTCGTGGGTCATCACCACCAGTTGGTGTTGAAGCATTTCCTCGTGAGTGGGCATGCCCAGGTCGAATCCGTCGTCATCAATCAGCACCGCGTCACCCTCCTGCCTGATACTGGATGCACATACAGTATCAGGTGGACCCCGGCCTGGCGAGGGGGTAGTCGGCCAATGCGACCAGCACCCGGCGCGCGCCCTCGTCCCCACGCCACGCCCGCGGGCTAAACGTGTCGGAATTTCTGCGCACCTGCGCGACCGCCAGCTCAGCGCAGTTATTGGGCGGCCGGTTAGGTATCGGGGAGGGCGCACTTCTGCGAATCCCTGCAGCGAGGCCTATTTTCGCGCGCATAGGGCTCGCTTCCTTTCATTTTTAGGGAGACCCATCAAAAAAAGGTAATTTCGGTTAGGAGGGGGGTGTAACACCCCTGCAAGCCTTACAAGACAAGGGTTTGAGCGATTACCAAAAAAGGTAATTAAAGGTAAGGAGAAAGGTAATTTTTCCGTAAGTTATTGATTTTCAAGGGTATGGTTTTTCCCTCACACAACCAGTCATGGGGGTAATCCAATTACCCTTCAATTACCAAAAAATTACCTTTTCCAAAATCCCTATAGCCCTTGATTTACGTGGCCTCCAGAGCATATTCAGATTTCAATTACCAAAATTACCTTTTTTTGAGGGGTCAACCTTAAACGGTGGCTTCCTATGGGGAAGCACCCTGGCAGGGTGACGTGTACACCCACCTTGGGAACACTCTGGGAACAAAAACGCTCACAAACGCTCTCTCCTGCCCACAGAAATCAAGGCCTCCAGCCTTTCTGCCGCAATTTTGTTGAGTTCGAATCTCTACGCTTCCGCCATATTCAAAGCCCTGATTATTCAGGGCTTTTTGCGTTTCTGAGGGGCGGAAAACTCGACGCTGAAAAGGCCAAGTGTTCCGCAACTTTTCGATGGTGTTCCGCAACTCTTCCGCAAAAAAGGTTTCATCGGGTTGGTTTCACGATCTCTCCGACGCGGCGGTAAACGGTCTGCGTGATCCGCTTATCGGTATGCCCTAGTAGTCTACTCGCGTGCGCCAGGCCTTCAATTTCGCTCGCTGCTTTGGGCCGGATATCGTGAAACTGGAATTGACGAATGCTATCGGCCAGGACGCTATCAAGGTCTTCCATCGCTTTGGCGGCGGCCTTGGATCTCGCATCGTCAAAGCGAAGGCGCAGCATCGCTTGCGTCACGTTGCGGCCGTCCTCTGTCACGATTAGCTAAGGGTTGCGAACCCCTCGCGCCTTGCGTTGGCTCAGAAGGCGCTCAACCAGTACCCCCAACTGGCTGCTCTATGCTTCCGTGCCAAGACGTATCCTCAGCTTTTTCATCGTTTTGCCTTGGGCGAATTGTAGGAAACCATCAACCACGTCCGAGGCTCGAGTGGCGAGCACGTCCGCTGGGCGTTGCCCGGTCAAATAGCCCAGGTCCATGGTATCGCGCAATTCAGGAGCGGCGTATTCGTAGACAGCATCCCAGATCGCCGGCCCAGCATAGAAGTCCCTAGGAGTCTCCTTGTTCTTGGGGATACCGGTCGCTGGGTTTGGGCGGTCAGTAATGCCCCACTCCCTTGCCATGTTGAAAATGTGATAGAGAAGGGCGATCTCTCGATTCGCCCTAACCTTGCCTGTCCGTCGATCTCGATACTGAGCAAGTATTTGAGGTGTAATCAGCTCCATCGGGGCATCATCGAAGGCTTTGCGCAACTGTTTGAGCTCAGCCAGGTTGTCCTTCTGGGTTCGCGGCTTTTTACCCGGGATGACATCCCTTTCATAGCGATCAAATAGCTGACCCATCAAGCGCGTTATCTTTGGAATGGCCTTCCTGTCGAGCTTCGCCCATTCTACTTTGGCGATGTCCAGGTCGTTACCTAAAGGTATCTCTCGACGCCTGCCATCTTCGTCCCTCCCGTCGTAGTAGTAAGCAACCCAGATGTTGCCGTTTTTGCGTTTTCGCGTACGCCGAATCAT